GATTCAGGCATTACAAACTCAATGTTTTGATCTAAGAACTCCCTACTTGCTAATTGTGATTTAGTTTTTTCGCCTTTTTTGCCCCTGTAATATCTTAAACAACTTCTAACAGCATCAACATCTTTAAAAGTTTTATTGTTTTCTGCATAGATTTTTTTAGCCAAAGTCAAAGATGGTAGCTTCGGGAACTTAGTCAAATAAGATTTAATTAAATTACTTACAAATTCATTTCTCATTATTTTTTTATTTTAAGTTTATAATTTTTTGCTAAGGTAATTAATTCATCCTTGGTAAATTTATAAGATCGTGACGAATCAGCCATATCTTCAAGTTCCTGAACTCTATTTATTCCTATTTTCTTTACTAAATTTTTGCGATATTCGATAAGATTACCAGCTAATTGTAGGTTACAGTAACTGCATTGTTTGTGAACATTATCTTCGTTAAATATTAGTTTAGTATAAATTTCAGCTTTCAAATAATGTCCAGCATCCCATTTAGCATCGGACTTATTACAGCTAATACATGGTAAATCTTTATCTCTTTGTCGAATATATATTTGAAAACTTACACGTGCTAAATTTCGCAACTGGATTAAACTTTGGCTATCTACTTTCATTTGCTTAACTCTCTTATTCACTTCCTTTTCTGAGTTAAATTCCATTGAGCAGATAGGCGAGCAAACAGGTTGCAAGGTATTAAATGGTTTAAACATTTCTCCGCATTGCTTACACTGTTTGAGTTTAATTTTCATATTACAAACTATTAAGATAAGTTCTACATTCTTTTATCCTGGAGTACATTGATTCGATTACTTGATTATCTTTTTTAATGTGAAACTCCTTTATTCTTTTGGCTATCGGAATATTACTGTAACTGTGGTTACGTTCAATTTCTTCTACAGCTAATAAGTATTCAGGGTTTTCACTATCAATCATTCCCATCTTCCAACTTAATCTTCTTTTTTCATCCTCAACAAGTTGGGTAGGGGTATCAATTAAAACGTAAGCTAAACAAGCATCTTCTAATCCTGTTAATTCCATATAAGCTTGTAGTTGGTAAAAGTATCCTTTATTCGGGATTTCGGTTTCAAAATGTGGGAATGTATAAATGTCCCAGCTACTCTTTATGTCAATTACATTATCCGATACGATGTCAGGAGTTCCGCTTAAAAAGTCATTGGTATACCATTGTTCGTTCTTAGTATAAAAACCACCTTTAAATACTGAATAGGTACTAATAGCAATGTCCTCAACTTCAAGTCCTTTCTCAACATATTTATTAGTAAATTCCTTTCTTATGCCATAAGTTTTTTCGATAAACAAATTCTTTAAATACGATTTACAGGTCTCACCCATTTCGTTTTTGGCTCGGCCATTAGTCATGATTTGACCAATAGCTGAAGCTCTGAATTTTAAATCGTTAAACATTTATCAATGCAAGTTTAAGAACGTTTGATTGTGGACCGCTAATTGTATAGTTCTCCATTGCTTCCTTTACTTTATCGGACTTACCTTCTTGAATAGCTGTAATCATTTTCTTTAAAGTTTCGGGTGTTAGCATTGGTTTACTATCATTCTTTTGCTCTGGTTGTTTTTGACTATCCGCATCTGATTCGGTTTCATCAATTAAGAATAAACCATTAAGTGCATATTTACGAGCATAACTTGAAGCAGTTCCGGTAGCTTGTTCTGCACTCATTCCTTTGTGTTCGCTTGTTTCTGCATAACCATAACAAATAGTGTCATTTATCTTTGCAGTTGCTTTTAAGAACACTTTAGTTCCTATTGCTACAATTTCATCACTAAGGGTTAAAGTAGCGTTATAACGTAAAAGAATAGGTTTAACCGCTTCTAATATATCTTCGGCACTTCTATACTTGTATTTGCCAAATGCATTTACATTTGTCTTTGGTACTTTTAATTCGTTTTGAATTTTTACTAAATTGTTTTCGGGATTGCTCATGATTTCTTTTTGGGGTTAAAATGGTGTGTTGTTTGAATCGTAAACGGTTTTTCCGTTACCGATGTAGCTTGCTTTTACTTTGGCTGCTCTTTCTTCTTTGGTTTGTCCTGTAGTTATGGATGCATCTTGTCCATACTGATTAGGTTGGTCGTTTAATATGATACTGATATCATAGTATTCGGCTCCATTTTTACCTGATTTAATTCTTGACTTATCTAGTTTAGTTAAGTCGATTGATGCTGCGATGATTTTGCTCATGATTTATTTGGGTTTATTGGTTTATATTATGTATTCGATAAATTACTGATAAAAATTTATTTAAGTTATCTACTGTTTTTTTTAATTCAATAAATGATGCTTTGCGGTTTTCAAGATATTGCACGTGTAAAAAATCTGCAAATAGTTGAGCGTAATGCATATTCTCACAAACATTTAAAGTTTTCCAACCATTTTCATTTTCTTTTGTTTCCGGCACATTATTCTTTATAGAATTATAATGTAACTGTTGTTGCTCTTCATTGAATTCTAATAATACTTTATACATGTTTTTTGTTTTTATTGGTTTATATTTTTTGTTCTAAAATGTCTAAAAGATAGTTTAATTTTTCCTCATCGGTAAAGTCATTCTCTTTAGATATAAGCTCCACATATCGGATTGCTTCATCTTTAAAGATATAACGATGCTCCGGGTAATTAATATCTAATACTAATAACTCGTTTGGGTACCAGTGTTCGGTTAGCCAGCATTGATTGTAGCTTCCGCTAGTGTAATCTTCAGGGTCTAAGTCGTACATCATATTTTAAAATTGAATGGGTTAAACGTAAATAATTACTTGTTTCTATTCTCATTTGCATTTCAAGTCCGCAAGTTATTTGCCCTTGAGCTGCCTGTTCTAAAATTAAACTTTCTAGTTTAAATATTTTCTCGTATGATTCTGCTATTTCTTTTTTCATTATATAAATTTTTTTAAGTTTTGTTCAATAAATAATTCCATTATTTTTACTTGTTCAAAGTATCTTGCACGTTTGCCAGTAGAATTTCTAGGTAAATCATCAATTATATTTTTTAAACGGTTATTAAACATTTGCAGTCGGTTAAGTTGGTCTATGTCTAATTCGATATACATCATTGATTTACTAATAAAGATTTCAGTCGGCATATCGGATAGCTAAGAAACGTTCATAAAGTTCTTTGTTAAAGCTGCCATTCTTTTGCCACCAATTAATAGCATGACAGTAACGGGCCATGCACCATACTTGATTATCCATTTTCTCTAAGTTTAATTTCGTTTCTTAAAGTATCTATTTTACCTTCCATAAAAGTAATGTTTAAAGCATTTAGGATAATCTCACGAACTACAGGAATATCATTAATATCGATATTAACTTCTTTTAATGCACTCTTGATGCAAAGATATTGTTCGTTATTATAGCTCATGTTTTTCATCTAGGATAGTTTTTAAAGTATCGTGATAAACAGCCATGTAATCAGATTCAGAACAATCTTGTATCGTATCGGAATAATAAGCTCGAGATATAGGGCATACACTAATTGAGGGTGTAGTTCCAGTTTCAAGCATTATACATTTATCTTCGCTAAAGATTTTGTAATAAAAAACTAAAGACTTTCTAAATTTAGGAAGTTGAATGTCTACAACCTCAATAAATTCTTTGGTGGATTTGATTTCGATTTTCATGATTTGTTTTTTTTAGGGGTTAATTATTTAAAAGTCGTGAGTAGGATAAACTTCAATTATTTGTTCTCCAGTTGAATCATCTATGTAATAAGTGTATTCTCCGATTGTAATATATACAACGTTTTCTGAGCGGATTTCTATATTCATATAGCAGAGATATTAAAGGTTTGTATTGTTTTAACTTTGTTCATCATAACTACATAAGCATAAAGTCTGCAGTCGGCTATGGTTTCCCATTTAGTAAATTTCGTGAAAGCAATACATTTATCGCTATCCAGGAATTCAATTTTAAATTTTTTCATGATTTCTTTTTGTTTTAAATTATTAATATGATACAAATATAAACTTATTTTTAATATCTGCAAAATAATTTAATGTTTATTTTTACTTTTATTGCTAACTATTTGATTATCAAAGCAATTATTTTTTGCTCTCTTCTTATATTTTGATGTTTTTTCTATAAATTTTGTTTTTCCAATCATTATATATTTTATTTGATTAGTTTTTATTTTATAGTAAATGGCTTGGTGGCTTACACTATGTAAGGATGCGAACTCGCTAACTGATAAAAGATTATTCATATTGCAAAAATACAAAATAAAATGATAAGTTGCAAAATAAATTTAATATAATTACATTTGTAAATCAAAACTACAATCGATAAACACTTCGCGGACTATTATTCTTACTACAAAAGAATATGTAAAAAGTATTACAATGGCCGGTACTTAGCCGAAGATATGCTTCACGAACTTTACTTTAAATTATTAGCTGAGAAACCTGAATGTATAGATAAATATAATAAAGATGGTAAACTTTATATTCTCGGACTATATCGATTAAGGGACTTATTCAGAAACCGAACACGAACACTCCAGCATATTGACGGGAATACTTCAAGCCTTCACGAAATGTCTAATTACGAAATAAGGGACTTCGCTGAGGAACCAATAGAACTATTACCAATAGATGAAATTAATATCGAACGAATAAAAAATTGTATATTTGATGGGTTACTAAATCAAGATCACGATATAGAAGTATTTGTAATGGCTCAAATAGAACCGCTTTACAGGATGGAGCAACGAACTAAAATAAATCGTAGTAGCTTAAAGAAAGCTTACGAGAATGCAAGAGTTAAACTTAAAAACCAATTAAAATGAAAACAGAAAACTTAAATCACATTAAAGAAAACGTTGAATTATTTAGAATGTGGGTAAACAACAACGAACATCTTCAAAACTCAATGGATGTATTACAACCAGTTATTGAAGTTTACAACGAAGAATTTCCACAACAAGCTATCGGACTATCAAACTGCAAAGAATGTTTATTAGATATGTTACGTTGGGCCATCGGACTAACAAAAGAAGAAGTTAAAAAGAAAAAAAATGAAATATAACTATATTACTTACACAACTTTACCACCAACATTTGACTGTTATACAAGTAGTCTTATCGGAGTATTCTATATTATATTAAACTAATGCAAGATGAATACGAATCAATAAACTTTTGGAATAATGCCTAAGCCATTAAAAAACGAACCTAAGGACGAATACATTAAAAGATGTATGTCAGATAATGAAATGAACAGTAAGCATCCTAATTCAGATGAACGCTTTGCTGTTTGTTCTAGTTTCTTTGTTGAATATGCTGAAACTAAAATAAGTTTTGATTACGATGGAGTTTTGTCAACGGACCAAGGCAAAGAATTAGCAAAGAAACAAAAAGGAATAATTTATATTATTTCAGCAAGACATGATAAAATGAGTATGTTAAATACAGCTCACGATTTAGGAATACCAACAAGCCGAGTTTATGCAACTGGAAGTAATAAAGCAAAGATTGAAAAAATAAAAGAATTAGGTATTAACAAACATTATGATAATAACAAAGATGTTATTGATAAACTAGGTAGTATCGGATCATTATATGTAATCTCATAAAGATGCAAGCGGTAAATTAATGACTGGACTAGAACACTCATCGGACTCACAATATTTATACCACATAGAAGATTTATAGAATGGCAAAGAATGAAATAACTATTAAAAAGACTTTCGGTAAACGAAAGGTTGGTAAAGCAAAGAAATCAATTTGTAAAAGAGATAGGAAAACTAAACCAAACAAAGGACAAGGATAAACTCTTATCGGACTAAACTATGCCTAAAAAATATATAGACACACCTGAAGAACTTTGGACCATGTTTCAAGAATACCTAAACTCACTAGAAGTATTAGAAATGGAAGTACCTCATGTTAAATTAGGCACAGTTAAAATTCACACCCAAGAACCTCCAACAATGGAAGGTTTTAAATACTTCGGCTCTAACTACTTTGAAATCAAAGGCAAAGACAACGTTACAATTAAACACTATATTGATAATTCTAATAATTCTTATGATGACTATTGTACAATCGTTACACGCATAAAGGACTATATTTACAAGCATAACTTTAGCAGAGCAGCAGTTGGAATATATAAAGAAAGTTTAATAGCCAAGCAATTAGGATTAAGTGAAAAAATTATTCAAACAGTATTCACTGAACAACCATTATTCCCTGATAGACGAATCCCAAAATTAGATGTTTCTCAGAACCACAGCGATTGATAAAATACTTGAATTAACTAAATTTGTCAAAGGTATTCAAGGAGGTACAAGTGCTGGTAAAACATTTGGTATATTACCTATCTTAATAGATGATGCTGCCGAATATCCACTAACTGAAACAAGTGTTGTTGCTGAATCTATTCCACATTTAAAGAGGGGTGCAATAAAAGACTTTAAAAAGATAATGGTAGAAACTAAACGCTGGCAAGATGATAGGTGGAATGGAACTGACTTTAAATATACATTTGCTAATCAATCGGTTATTGAGTTCTTTAGTGCTGATAGTGATTCGAAATTAAGGGGTGCAAGACGTGATTATCTTTACATGAATGAGTGCAATAATATGACCTTGCATAGTTATACTGAATTAGCAGCTCGAACAAAGAAGGGTATTTATTTAGATTGGAATCCTGTAAACGAATTTTGGTTTCACAAAGAATTAAAGGGTGATCATGATGTCGACTTTTTAACTATCAATTATTTAGATAACGAAGCGTGTCCTGAAAGTGCATTAAACTTTATTTTAAAAGCTAAAGAAAAAGCCAAAACAAGTAAACATTGGGAGAATTGGTATAAGGTTTATGGCTTAGGTCAAATAGGTACGTTACAAGGTACGGTCTTTGAGAATTGGTCCATTGCTCCTTCCATTCCTAAGGATGCTGAATTGATTGCTTATTCTTTAGACTGGGGGTACTCGAATGATCCTACAGCTTTAGTTGCTTGTTATAAATCAGGGAAACAATATTATTTCGATGAATTGATTTATCAAACTAAACTAACCAACTCAGATATTATAGACAAACTAATTAAACTCGGAGTATCGGAATATTCTGATATCATTGCTGATAGTGCAGAACCAAAGTCAATAGAAGATTTAAGACGAAGAGGTTTCTCGGTTAGTCCAGCTAAGAAAGGGCCTGATAGCATACGTGCTTCAATATCTTTATTGCAAGAGATACACTTTAAGGTAACTGAGAATAGCACTAACTTAATTAAGGAGTTAAGGAACTATTGCTGGGATGTTGATAGGGATGGTAATAAAATGCAGAACCCAGTTGATGACAATAACCACGCTATTGATGCAATTAGATATTTGGCAATGAATAAGTTAAGTTCGTTATCGGACTGGATGGACTTTGAATAACCTAACCAATGGTTCGGAAAACAAAAGTAAAATTTTAAACGTTATATATATATGATTCCAACTAATGTAAACAATTTAACTATTAAGGAGTTTATTGAATACGAAAACATTCGAACTTCGAGTTTAGAAAACATTGACAAGATTATTCAGATAGCTTCTAGCTTTACTGACATTTCGGTATCGGAATATGAGAATATGTCTTTTAACGAACTTGAAAAGGTAAAGCATAAAGTATTACTACTTATTAATTCAAAACCTAACACAAGGCTAAAGAATACGTTTTGGCATGATGGGACAAGATACAAAGCTTGTAAGGATGAAAAAGATTTTAAGACAAATCAATATACTGCTCTTAAGCAATATGAAACCGATGTCATTAATAACTTGCATAAAATATTAGCATTGATATATGTTAAGTGTCCTGTATTTAGTAAGTATAAATTTAACTCAGATAACGTTGAAGAAATAAGCGATGTTATTTATAATTATGGAAAGGTAGGTGATGTCTATGGCACACTTTTTTTTTACTCGAACAGGTCCGAAAAATTGAAAGCGGATTTGTTGAACTCTTTGGAGGAGGTGCAGAAGGAGATAGCGATTCACATGGA